CAAATATAGGTCACACAGATGATACAGACTTAATAACATTAGCAAATGGCTCTGTAACAATAGCAGGTGACTTAACAATTTCAGGTGATGACTTGACTATGGGTACTAATACTAGTGGTCATATCATGGTTGCAGATGGAACTAACTTTAATCCTGTAGCAGTATCAGGTGATGTTACTATAGCATCTAATGGTGCAGTAACTATCGCTAGTAGTGCAGTAGAAACTGCAATGTTAAATGAAAATGTTATTAGTGGACAATCTGCAGAAACATCTTTAGATACGTCTAATGATACATTACTTTTACATGATGCAAGTGCTAGTGGACTAAAAAAGATTACACTTGCAACATTATCATCAGGATTAGGTGGTATTACTGATGTTGTAGCAGATACATCACCACAGTTAGGTGGCAACTTGGACATGAATGGTCAAGATATTGTTACCACATCAAACGCTGATATTGAACTTGCTGCAAACGGAACAGGAAAGGTAGTTGTAAAAGGTAACACTAATCAGGGAGCTATAAAATTAAATTGTGAAGCAAACTCACACGGACAAATCATAATAGCTGCACCACACTCAGAAAGTGCATCAAACACTTTAACTTTACCAAGCACAGGTGGTGATGCTAGATTAGTCTCAACATCCTCAACTGCTACATTAACAAACAAAACATTAACAAGTCCAAAGATAAACGAAGATGTAGCAGTAACTGCAACTGCAACAGAGATAAATCTATTAGATGGAGTAACATCTACAACTTCAGAACTTAACATATTAGATGGTGTTACATCAACTGCATCAGAGTTAAACTTAGTTGATGGTTCATCTGCAGGTACAATAGCAAACAGCAAAGCAGTTATATATGGTTCTAGTGGTGAAGTAAATGCAACAACATTACAGATAGCAGGAACATCTATTACATCAACTGCTGCTGAATTAAACATCTTAGATGGTGTGACTGCAACAGCAACAGAGCTAAACATCATGGATGGTGATACGTCTGCTACTTCTACAACATTAGCTGATGCAGACAGAGTAGTAACAAATGATAATGGTACAATGAAGCAAGTTGCATTAACAGATGTTAAGACATATTTAAGTAGTGCAGGGTTTAGCACAGAGGACCCTACAGCATTGGCGATTGCCCTTGGTTAGTGCAGATTTTTCTTGACAAATGAAGCAAAACCGAGTATAATTATATAAAAGGAAAAACAAATGGCAAATACATTTAAAGTAGTAACTAAAGCAGGAGTAACTAGCGAAGATGTCATTTATACTGTAGCAGGTTCAACAACAACAGTTGTACTAGGAATCATGCTCGGTAATACAACAACGAGTCAAGTTACTGCCACAGTTACTTTAAGTTCAGACACATCAAACAGAGCAGGTGCAAACAACGAAGCGAACCAAGACGTTGAGTTAATTACCAATGCTCCTGTACCTGTAGGTTCATCACTTGAACTACTCGCAGGTAACAAAGTCGTTATGGAAGCAACTGATGTACTTAAACTTACAGCATCAGGTGCTACAGATATAACAGTATCAATCATGGAGATAACATAATATGGCATTGTTAGGTAATCCTCTAGCAGTAGCATTTCAACAACCACCTGCAGTCGTAAGATTCAATGGTGATGGAAGTGATACTACATTTGCTCTAGGAAGAACTATAAGCTCTGTACAAGAGATACTTGTATCAGTAGATGGTGTCGTACAAGATACATCTGCTTACACTGTACCTGATGGTTCTACGTTGACATTTACAGTAGCACCTTCAAGTGGTACTAACAATATTTTTGTGTACTTCCTTGAGTCTACTAGAGGTTCTGTAACACCTGCCGCAGAGAACAAAGGTAACTTTAAGGCAGGTGGTTTGTTTAGAACTAATGCACAAAACTTAACTGCCAATACTACAATACTTGCTACAGAAAATGCACAGGTAACAGGAACAATTACTGTAGATAGTGGCGTTACATTGACAGTGAACAGTGGTGGAAGGTTGGTGATATCGTGAGTACAATCAAGGTAGATACAGTCCAAAATAGGGGTGGGGGTGCTGTAGATTTCACACAAGCACCTACTGTTAACTCTATACCACAAACAAACACACCTGCATTTATAGCATCAAGGACATCTAGTGACCAAACCATATCAGCCAATACATGGACAAAAGTACAATTTAATGATGAAATTCTAGACACAGATAATATGTACGACCATTCAACAAATTATAGATTTACACCAACTGTTGCAGGTAAATACTATATATATGCAAATATATATGCAGGCACTGCAAATACAGTTATTTATGGCAGTTTACATCTTAATGGTAGTTATCTCACCATTGGAGTTGCTGATTCAAGTCAAGGAGGTGCTGTATTTCTTGCTAATATTATTACTTTTAATGGTTCAAGTGATTATGTTGAAGCCTACACATATCAAGGTGCAAATGATGGTAAAATAGAAGATGCAGTACAATATGCTGTTTGGGGTGGTTATAAACTTATAGGAGCATAATATGGCAGTATTAAGTACAAAAATAGAATTATATGCAAAAGCAAAGGGAATTTCTCAAGTTGATTTTTTGAAAGATGTAATTTTAAAAGATGATGGTAAAGGTGCATTTATTGAAGAATGGAATCTTAGTATTCCTAAACCAACAGATGAACAAATAGCTTCTTATGAAACATTAGGAAATACAGAAGAAGCAAATGAGAAAGTTCGTATGACTCGTAAGTTAGCTTATGGAGATATAGGTGAGCAACTAGATGAGATATATAAAGATATAGATGCTTGGAAAGCTCGTATAAAAGCTATTAAAGATAAATATCCGAAAGGTTAGACATGAGTGAAGTAATACTAGACACAATCACAGGCAAGTCCACTGCAACAACCATAACCATTGGCTCAACACCTGTAGTTAGTGCAAGTGCAAACTCTATGACTATTAGAGGTGAGGGTTCAGCACAGACAAGTATTCAGCAAGGGTTATCAAAAGCATGGATTGCTGGAGATAATAGTACTGGAAATATATCTATTACAGATAGTTTAAATTACAGTTCAGCAACAGATGTAGCAACAGGAAAAACAACAGTATCTTTTACTACTAACATGGCTACTGCAAAAGGGTATTCTTTAGCAGGGTCAAATGCTGATGCTTCAGACCAAACTGCATATCAATACCAAAGTCAACCTTTGCAAGATGGTAGTGTCGCAACAGGAAGCATAGCATTAGTACATTCTTATGTTACATCAAATGCTTCAGGCATGGGTGATTATGCATATTGGAGTTATTCAATACATGGAGACCTTTCATAATGGCAAACGGAACAATAGCATTTGATACATTACAGACAAGTGGGCAGATAAGTGGAACAGCTAAGTCTGTGGATACAGATTATCTTTTAAATGGTAGTGCTAAACATTTTTGCCACCATGATGGTGGAACTACTATAGATGTAAGTTTTAACACTGCTTCACTTACGGATAATGGAACAGGGGATTACACTTGTACTTTTACTAATAATTTGTCTGTTTTAGATTCTCCCTTTTTGGGGTTTTCTCTTCAGTTCCATGCTACAGATGATTCAAGTTTAACAAGTAGTTGTACCATTAATATTTACAATAGTAGTCACTCGGCTGCCGATGCAAGTAGAGTTACAACTTTATGTTTAGGAGACCTCGCATGACAATAAAAACACCAGAATTTCAAGGCACACATCTTTGGGATAGATTGTGTTGGGCAAAAGAAAAGCTAGAGCCTTACAGAACAGAATATTGTGTTGTATGGGAAGACCCAGAGACACCTGATGAACCTGCAAAAGTAACGCACCCTGACCCTAATTGGATGGCTTGTGCATTGCAAGGTGGCATCTTACCACCTGTAGAAGTTTATTGGGAACTCAAGAAGGATGAAGACAAGCCTGACTTTGTAAAGCATACAAGAGGATACTTGCTACATAACACAAAGCCTGTAGATGCAATGACAGAAGAACAGGCAATAGAATACCTAATTATGAAAGACATACCACAGCATGTATGGAGAGATTACGACAAGGCAAACAAACCACGAATGG